GGAACACATCCTCAACGCGATCGAGCTGCCCAGGGAGCCGATCGGCTGGCGCATCGGGCGCGGCGCCAAGGCGGAGAAGATCGACGGCGCGATCGCGGCGGCCATGGCGGTCTACATCGCCGAGGCCGAGTCGGACGGCGCTCCCAGCTTCGCGGAGACGGGAGGCGTCTGGTCCGTGCCCCTCGGGTGACCGCCAAGTCACGATGGGATTCGGGATCCCTGCGGCCACAGAAAGGCAGCCCGTGAGACTGAATCCGTTCGGCGCCCTGCGCGACGCCCGAGAGAAGCGCGCGCAGGACGCGGTCGATGCACTGGCGCAGGCCTTCTTCTACGGCGGGAATGTATCGGCAACGGGTGTCCGGGTCACGCCCGAGACGGCGCTCGCTTCTGTCGCCGTCGCCGCCTGCATCGAAGTCCGCGCCGAGACTTTCTCGTCGCTGCCCGGCGGCGTCTTCCGCAAGGAGGACCGCAAGCGCATCCCGCTACCCGATCATCCTGTCGCCAAGCTCCTGTTCGATCGCCCCAACGACCTCATGACCTCGCTGGAGATGTGGCGCTGGAAGCAGCTGCGCGAGGACATCACCGGCAACTCCTATCTGCGCATCGTGTGGAACGGCGGTCAGGCAGCGGAGCTCTGGCCACTGTACGGCGAGAAGCCGCAGATCAAGACTCAGGGCGGCAAGGTCACCTACGCCTACCGCGGCGACGACTTCACCAAGGCTGACTCCTACCCCGCGAGCGCGATCCTGCACTTCAAGGGCCCGTTCGTCAGCACAAGCCCCTATGAGGCGCGCTCGCCGATCGACCTCGTGAAGGAGTCCATCGGTCTCTCGATCGCCAGCGAGCAGTTCTTCGGCCGCTTCCTCAACAACGGCAACCACTTCCCGAGCTACCTCGAGACCGACTCGTCGCTCACGAAGAAGGACGCTGACGCGATCACGGAGCAGCTCGGCAGCACCGCCGGCATCTTCGCCGCCGGGCAGATGCGCATCTTCGACCGCGGACTGAAGCTCAAGCAGAACGCCATGAGCCTCAAGGACGCCGATCTCACGGCGCAGATGCGCTGGTACCTCGAGCAGATCTGCCGACTCTACCGCGTGCCGCTGCCGATCGTGCAGGACTGGACGCACGGCACCTACACGAACTCTGAGCAGGCCGGGCTCTGGCTCGGCCAGCACGTGGCGACGCCGATCTGCCGCAACACCGAGGCCGCCTCGCGCAAGCTCTTCATTCCGGGGGAGGAGGCGCTCTACACGAAGTTCAATGTGGACGCCGCCCTGCGCGGCGACTACCAGACCAGGACCGCCGGCTACTCCGTGCTGATCAACTGCGGCGTGATGAGCCCGAACGAGGCGCGCGCGCTCGAGGACATGGACCCGTTCGACGGCGGCGACGAGCACCGCCTGCCGCTGAACACAGCCCCAGCCGGGGCACCGCTCGCCGCCGAACCGCCGGCGCCGGCGAAGAACACGGTGAAGGCCGAGGAGGTCATCACTGCCCCGGACGCCACGATCACCCCGCGCGACGCCGCACACCTCGCGCCGCTCGTCGCGGACGCCGTAGCGCGCATCCGCAAGCGCGTCGACCAGGACCGCGCTTCGCAGCGTGACGAAGCTCGCACACTGGAGTTCGCAGACAGAGTGCTCGCGCCGCTGGCCGAGGCACACGCTCTCGCGGGCGTGCCCTTCGACCGAGAGGACATCGAAAAGGAGTGCGGACTGTGAGCGATTACGAGGTCAGGACCGTATCGGACGCCGAGCTGCGCTTCCTCGTCGATGAAGGCAGGCCGCGCATCGACGGCCGCGCGATCGTCTACAACGTCTGGTCGCTTGACCTGGGCGGCTTCCGCGAGCGCATGATGCCCGGCAGCGCCGTCCTCGACTCCGATCTCGTGGCGCTCTTCGACCACGATTCGAGCATGGTCCTCGGGCGCACGTCCGCCGGCACGATGCAGGCCGCTCCAGACAGCGACGGGATCCTCTTCACCACCTACCCGCCCGACACGCAGTGGGCGCGCGACCTGCGCGTCTCCATGGACCGCGGCGACATCAAGGGCTGCTCCTACCGCATGCAGGTCACCGACGACCTCTGGTACGTCGAGGAGGGCACCGTATGCCGCGACGTCATCTCCTCCCAGGTCTCGGAACTGACCGTGACCAGCATGCCGGCCTACCCGCAGACGAAAGCCGTAGCGCGGTGCGCGGTGCAGATCGCCAAGGTGCTCGGCGCCGAGAAGCGCGCCGGCCGCGTGCTCAGTGAAGCGAACGAGCAGGTCCTCAAAGACGCCGTCGAGATGATCGAGACGGCGTCCGAAAACATCGAGTCGGTCATCGTCCAGGTGGACCCCGCCTACGTCGACGATGACGACGAAGACACCACAGATGGTCCCGATGCGGAGGACGCGGCGTCCGATGCATCTTCACGTTCGACGGGCGCGGCGCCCGGACTCAGCAAGAGTGGCTACGTGCCACGGTTCGGCTTCGTGCCGAGGAAGGAGCGCTAGTCATGGACTATCGCGTCCTGGACAGGAAGGCCGAAGAGCTGCGCACCGCCGGTGCCGAGCTCGCGGCCAAGGGTGAGGGCGTCACGCCGGAAGAGCGCGACACCCTCATGAAGATCACGGGCGAGCTCAACCAGCTCGACGAGCTGCGCGTGCAGGCCCGTGACGACGAGATCGAGGAAGCCCGCCGGATCGCCGAGCACGGCGCCACCATCGGCGGCGGCGAGACCCCCGAGGATGCCGCCGGCAAGGCCTTCCGCTCGTGGATCAAGAGCGGCACCGAGGACCGTACGGCGCTCGTGGCCGGTACCGATGGCAACGGCGGCTACATCGTTCCGGAGCCGACGCACGGTCCCCTCATCGAGAAGTACCGCAAGGTGTCCCCGCTGCTCAACGAGTGCGCCTTCTTCAGCCTCAACGGTGACACGACCATGTTCCTGCCGCGCAAGCTCACGCACGGCGTGGTCGCGAACGCCACCGAGACCGGAGCGCGCTCGGAGCAGACCGAGCCGACGTTCTCGAACATCTCCCTGGTCGCCTACGACTACTACAGCGACCAGCGCGCAACGCAGCAGTTCCTCGACTCGGCCGATGGCGCCGAGGACATGATGATGAACTGGATCTACGAGGACTTCGCCGAGACCTTCAACGCCGACATCGCGGTCGGCAGCGGCTCGGGCAAGGCCAAGGGGATCTACGACTACAGCGGCACGCACTACACGCGCCTGCTGTCCGGCACCTCGAACGCGCTCAACAACACCTGCTGGGCGACGACCATGTTCAGCCTGCCGCAGAAGTACCGCCCGAACGCCAAGTGGTACATGAGCCCGGCGACCCTGGCTGTGGCCATGGCCTACGCCCTCCCGGCCTCGGCCAACTGGCCGCTCGTCGAGACGCGCCCGGACGGCTTCTACATCTACGGCAAGAAGGTCGTGGAAGTCGACGACGCTCCCGCGATCGGAGACGGCCTGTATCCCGTGGCCTTCGGTGACCTCTCCAAGGGCTACGCGGTGGGCGTCCACAAGGCCGTCAGCATCCTCAGGGATCCCTACACGGCGACCCCCAATGTGCGGTTCTATTCCATCGCACGCATGGGCGGCCTGCCCTGGGATCCGGACGCGGTCCTGCTCCTCAAGAGCGACGACGCCTGATCAACCTCCTGAGCCCCGGGGCCGAACGCCGGCCCCGGGGCGACCTCTGAAAGGAGGCGACATGCTCTCGGATCTCCAAGTCTCCACCGCTCTCGACTACGTCAGCGGCACCGCCGTGCGCTACGGCGCCGTGATCGACACCGCCGACTGCGAGGGCGTCATCATGATCGTGAAGCTCGCGGCCGTCGCCACTGGCGGCGCCAACAGCATCAAGGCCCAGCAGGCCACCACTTTGGCCTTCAGCACGCCCCACGACATCACCGGTTCGGCGATCACCATCGCCGACGACGATGACAATCAGATTTTCATGCTCGACGTCCGCTCCCCGGTGGAGCGTTACGTGCGCCTCGCCGTGGTCAAGGACACGTCGAACGCCTGCGCCGAGTCCGCGATCTACGTGAAGTACGGACTCAAGAACAAGCCCTCAGCCGACGTCGCCGACCTCGTGACCAGCGAGGACCACTACAGCAACGTCACTGGCACGGCCTGACATGATCATCGTCACCACAGACGCCTGCGTGCAGGTTGGCAACGATCCGGTCGTCACCTACCGCCACAAGCGCGGCGAGAGGCTGGAGCTGCCGTCCGACGTCGAGGCCCTCTTCATCACCCACGGCTACGCGGTCCCGGTCGCCAAGGCCGAGCGGGCCGTGAAGCCGCGGGGCGAGCGCGCCACGAAGAGCAAGTAGCGTGGAGCGCATCAAGCAGACTGCGGCCGGCACCTACACGCTGGCCGTCTCGACGCTCGACGACTCCGGGGCCGTCCCCACGGTCACTGCCCCCGCGGTCGTCGTGACCGACGGCGCCGGCGTCGCCCTCACGGGTCTGCCGGCGCCGTCGGTGTCCTCGGGCTCGATCTCTGTATCCATTCCCGTCGCTTCGATGCCCAAGCTCGACGTCTACCACTGTGAGTGGACGGGGACCGTGAGCGGCAAGACCGCCAGCTGGCCGAGCGATCACGAGCTCGTCGGCGGGCACCTCTGCGAGATCGCCGCGATCCGCGCCTCCGACAGCGCCTTCGCCGACCCTGTCCGCTTCCCGACGGCCACCCTGCGCGCCGTGCGCGACTCGGTCGCCGACATGCTCGAGGGCGACCGCTACGGGCGCGTGAACTTCGCGCCACGCGGCTTGCGCCGGACCATCAATGGAAGCGGCCCGGACTTCTTCCGCGGCTACACGCCGCTCCTCTACGGGCACGAGGTGCGCAAGCTGCAGCTGCCCGACGTCGCGGTCACGAAGCTCTATTCCTGCAATATCTTCGGCGTCGACCTCACGTCCGACGAGCTCGCCACCATCGTGGTCGGAGACAGCTTCCTCTACCGCTCGGCGATGTACCCGCCCTGGCCCTTCGGCGTCCAGAACATCGCCCTGCACTACGTTGCCGGCTATGCCCGCACTCCGGGCCCGATCAGCCGCGCCGCGACCCTGCTCTGCCGCGAGTACTTGATCGCCTCGCCGCTGCCCAGCCGTGCCACGGCGACCAGCATCGGCGACCAGATGTTCCGCGTCACCGTCGCCGGCCGCGACGGCGCCACCGGCATCCCCGACATCGATTCCGCCGTGGAACAGTTCGGACGCAAGCACTACGTGGTCGGCTGAGTTGACCGGCATGCAGACGAAGGCATTCGACGCCCAGGACGCTCTGGTGGCGGCGCTCGAGGCCGCCGTCGGGCTCGCCGCGTGGACCGTCTCCTATGGACTCCCAGCGCGCCGTGAGGACCTGCACGTCTGGGTCGACGAACAGGTCTCAGACTGGAAGCAGGAGCAGCAGACGACCGGGCTCGTGAGTAAGGCCGAATCCTTCAAGCTCCACGTCTACGCCTACGTGCGCCAGACCGGCGCCACGGCCCTCGAGGTACGCGAAGAGTGCAAGGCCGCCGGCGCGATCGTCGAGCAGGTCATCGCCGCGGCGCCCTTCCTCGGCGGCGTCGCCCTCATGGCGCAGACCGTGGGCGGCGAGTACGACGGCGCCTTCGCGGATCCGGAGGGGCGCGCTCGCGAAGGGGCGCTCCACATGATCGTCGACACGCAGACCTTCCTCGGGTGACGCGAAAGGCAGGATGGACCTATGGCCAAGTACGAGATCACCGAAGCGACGCACATCGAGATCCGCGACCACGGCCGCGTGATCACCTGCGACTTCCTGCCCGGCGTGCACGAGGCCGGAAAGAACGCAGACCAGGACATGGTCCTCGAGCACCTCGTCGCCCAGGGGATCGCCACGCCCGTGAAGCCGCTCAAGACGAAGGGGACCTGACATGCCAGTCCAGAAGATCACCGGGATCATCGGCCTCGCCAAGCAGAGCGCCAAGGGGACCATCGCCACCGCCCCGGCCTTCGCGCACGGCCTCTACGGGGGCACGCCGTTCTCCGTGGTCGCGCAGCAGGACATGCTCGACGTCACGGCATCCAAGCGCGTCGCCTACAACGTCTACCGCAAGGCCGTCGTCAACGGCTCCGACTTCAAGGCGCCGTCCTACCTCAAGAGCATCGGTCTGTGGCTCCTGGCCGCCCTCGGCACGGACACCGTGACCGGCACCGGACCGACGTACCTGCACACCTACTCGACCGGCGACCTGCCCTACCTATCCGCCTTCACCAAGGGCCTCGACACCACCTACGAGGCCGTGCGCGACTGCAAGATGGACCAGCTCACGCTGCAGTGGAAGAGCAGCGAGCCCGTCGAGGCCTCCGGCAAGCTGCTGGGCACGGTCATGAGCTACCCGGCGACGTTCGTTCCCGGCACCGACGAGACCGGCTCCGAATCGTTCCTCGTGCCGGTCGGCGGCAGCTTCCAGTACGACCTCGACGGCTCCACGCTGGCCACCGCCCGCGTCGTCTCCGGCGAGCTTAGCGTCAACAACAACGTCGCTCCCATCGCCCCCAGCGCCTCGATCGAGGCAGACGACGTCTATGAGGCGCGCCAGGACCACGGCGTGAAGCTCACGATCGTGCCCGACAGCCTGGTCGACTTCCGCACCGCCGTCACTGGATCGGCGGCAGGCGCGTCCGCCGCCGCGGTGCCCACGACGGGCTCCTTCTCCCTGCAGTTCAAGGAGAACGGTGGCGCCGGGACGCTCACGGTCACGGCCGCCAAGTGCGCTTTCATGTGCGTCTTCCCCGACGCCGACCCCAAAGGCGGCGCCATTCAGGTGGAGCTCGTCGGGATCCCCGTCATGCCGGCCGGCGGCACCGCCCCGGTCGTGTACGCGCTCTCGAACACGCAGGCCACGTACTGAGCCAACGAAGGGGGCAGCAGATGAAGAAGGTCATCGTCCGGTACCTCGAGGCGGGAACGCCAGAGGAGACCTTGATCGTGGGCAAGGGCGACGAGCTCCTCATGAAGCAGTGGGCCGACGGCAAGAGCTGGGTCGACGCGGACCTCAAGAGCCAGCGCCTGGCCTACGAGGTCGCCAAGCGCACCGGACGCACGAATCTCGCCTTCGAGCAGTGGCTGAACGGCGTCTCCGAGGTCGAACCGCGGATGAGCCTCAAGGACGTAGACGACGCCGAAGGCCTGGGTGAGATCTCGGCCGCACAGGCAGAGTTCCTGCGCACGCGCATCGCCGAGCTGGGAGACGACCCGGGGGAATCGGCAGCGCCGCGTTCCTGATCGCGGACGTGGCGCTGGCAGCCGGCTTCGGCCTCGACCTGGAGTGCTGCAACCCGGAGGTCTTCGAGGCCCTGGTAGTGCGCCTGGGAGAGCGAGAGAAGCAGCGCAAGGTGGAAGAGGCAAAGGCCGAACTCGAAGCGAGGGTGCGCGGACGATGAGCCTGGAGATTTCGATCAACGGTCTGGACCAGACGGTAGCCGCGCTCAAGGCCTTCGAGCCTGACCTGCTCAAGTCCATGAACCGCGAGATCCGCGGCATCGTCAACGTCCTCAAGGGCGCCGCGGAGGCGAAGTACTCGGCCACCGGCGGCGGCGCCGGCTACGCGATCCGCTCCTCCTCTCGTGGCAAGAAGGTCGGCATGCGCGTCATGGCGATCAACTCCACCGGCTCGAGCGGCTCGGCCTGGTCGACCGAAGGCCGCCTCTCGGCAATCCTCGAGTTCTACGGCAAGGCCGGCTCGAAGTCCCAGCAGGCCCAGACCTGCACCGCGACCCTGAACGCTCGCTACGGCGCTCCAGGGCGGTTCCTCTGGTCGGCGTGGGACGAGCAGAAGGGCTCTGCCGTCCCGGCGATAGAGGCCGCCGTGCACAAGGCGGAGACGCAGTTGCAGGCGTCGCTCGACGCGCAGGGGATCGGTTACTGATGGCCGTCGTAGTCTCCGTCTACGGCAAGACCGACATGGCGGCGATCGACCGCGCGCAGCTGCAGCTCAACGGACTCAAGGCCAAGGTCACGGAGCAACAAGGCCCCTGGTCGCGCTTCGGCAGTGTCGTCAGCTCCACCGGCGCCAAGATCGCCAGCGGCCTGGCCGCCGCCGGCATCGTGAAGTGGCTGGCGGGCTCCGTGAGCGCCGCGAAGGAAGCCGAGGCCGCCACTACCTCCCTGAACCGCGCCGTGACCGCTACGGGCACTCCCTGGATCACCTACTCGGGTCACATGCAAGAGGTGATCAGCAAACAGAGTCAGCTGTCGGCGTATTCGCAGGGCGCCCTCAAGAGCGCCCTTACGCAGCTCACGCTCGTGACTGGCAGCTCCGCCAAGGGCCTGAACCTCCTGGGACTGGCCACGGACCTGGCGCGCGCCAAGCACATGGACCTCGCCAAGGCCGCGACGCTGGTCGGCAAGGTGGCCGACGGCAACACGAGCGCACTCTCCCGCTACGGCATCGTGGTCGGCAAGGGCACGACCGCGACTCAGGCCCTGGCGATGATGCAGGGCCGCTTCGCCGGCCAGGCCGCGGCCTACGGGAACACCGCCGCCGGCGCCCAGGACAAGTTCACCAACGCCCTGCATCATCTGCAGGTCGTGATCGGCACAGCGATTCTGCCGCTCGTCACCGCGTTCACGAGCCGCATCACTGGCCTGCTCGAGAAGTTCCAGGAGCTGCCCGGTCCGGTGCAGAAGGTCATCATCGGCGTGGCCGCCTTCGCCGGCGCCGCCGCGATCCTCGCGCCCTGGATCAGCGGCATCATCGGAGCCGTGCAGGCGATGAAGCTCGCCGCCCTGGCGCAGAAGGCCTGGGCGGCAGCGCAATGGCTCCTGAACGCCGCCATGGACGCCAACCCGATCGGCCTCATCGTGATCGCGATCGCCGCCCTGGTCGCGACCTTCGTCGTGCTCTGGAACAAGTGCGGATGGTTCCGCGACTTCTGGATCGGGCTCTGGGACCAGGTCAAAGGCGTCGCCGCCGCCGTCGTGCCGGTCCTCAAGGCCGTGTGGGACGCGATCTCGGGCGCCCTCAAGGCCTTCTGGGACTGGGCTGGTCCCTTCATCACGACCGCCGTGCAACTCTGGTGGAGCGGGATCAAGGCGAACGCCGAGGCGATCTGGACCATCGTCAAGTGGCTTTGGGACACGGTAAGCGCCGGCGTGAAGGCCTTCTGGGACTGGGCTGGTCCCTTCATCACGACCGCCGTGCATGTGTGGTGGACGTCTATAAAGACCGAAGTCGACCTGATTGAGAAGGTCGTGAAGACGGCGTGGGATGCGATCAGCAAGGCCGTGGAGGTCGCCGTCGCAGCCGTGATCGCGGCGATCCACACGATAGAGACGATCGTCGGGTTCCTGCAGGACGTCTGGGACCGCGTCAAGAGCGGCGCCAGCTCGGCGATCAACGCCGTGGTCACGTTCTTCAGCAACGTCGGCAGCAGGATCAAGGGCGCGATCGGCGACGTCGGAAGCATGCTCTACAACGTCGGCCAGCAGATCGTTCAGGGACTGGTCAACGGCATCGTGAGCGCCTGGCACTGGGTCACGGACAAGCTCAGCAGCCTGATCAGCGGGCTCGGATCTGCGGCGAAGAAGTTGCTCGGGATCAGCTCGCCGTCCAAGGTCTTCATGGAGATCGGCCACTTCACCGGTCAGGGCCTCGCCGCCGGACTCGACGCGAGCCGCGGAGCCGTCTCCGCCGCCGCTGCGCGCATGGTCGGCGCCGCGGGCGGCGGACCCGCCTTCGGCGCCTCTCCTGCCTTCGCCGGCGCCGCGGGGGCCGGCGGCTCGCGCTCCCTCGTCATCGCCGCCGGCGCCGTGGTCGTGCACGTCGGCGCGGGCGTCGCCGGTACGCCTCAGGAACTCACGGCTGCAGTGCGCGCCGGGGTCGACCCGGCGCTCCTGCAACTGGCGCGCGCCGTGAACGCGCTCTAGGGGGACGTCAGTGCCCGTCTACACTCTCACCGCTT